CTTGTCATGCGGACCATGGTGGTGCAGACCGTTTTTGACAGAGCAATCATACCCTAGCAGAATCACCTTTGAGGCAACCTGCTGGATAGCCCAGTCAATCGCCAACATGCCGCTGTTGTATCCCCTGCCGTGCTTGAATTTATGATGCTTCAGCCCGTACAGCTTGCAGGCCGAGGATGAAAAGCACACTTTCTTGGCATCAACATCAATCTCATGGCGATAGGCGTACCACCACTTTCGATCCCCGGCATAGATCACTTTGCAGAACCGAGCGACCTTCCACGTGGAATTGACCGCGATAGTCGGCAACCCGCTCTGTCGGACGGTCTCGATGTCTTCTAATGTCAGTGACGGGCCGCTGGCTAGGATTACCCAGGGTCTAGCGCTCAGGCGGGTGTTCCCCTGCTGTCGAATAGCGGCGAGGCGGCCATGCCGATCTGCATGTTGTCCATTTGGTGGCTCCTGCAAAAATAGTGAGGGTCGCCATGTGGGCGAACACGTGCCACTACAGACTGAGAATCCGGGATGACAGTAATATCCCTTACCGCAACAGTGGCTGGTTCACCGCAGGTCTCGCAAGGCAGCGCTGATTTTGCATTAGTCATTTTACGGTCCCGCGCACGGATCTCATGATGATCTCCTCGCCAGCAGTTGAGCCCATGTAATCCTTGATAACCCCTGTATCAAACGCATTAACTATTCGGACATTGGATGCCGCGGGCTCTCGGGCCGCATGGCTAGACCATGCCGCTGGCGCCACGATGGCGGCTATAAGACCCTTCAATAGTTGCCTGCGGTTCAGATTAAGTCCCATCCCCAACTCCCTCTGTAACCGGAATTGTCAAGTACTCAATGCCGGAATTTTTGTCAGCCAGAAATCCGGCAGGGTTGTAAATCTTGTCCCGGTACAAAATCCGCATGCTGGAATCAAGGCCTGGCCGGTACCGGATGGTCATTCTCGCTGTGACCTGGGTCTGTTCCGCCTGGGATTGCAGAAATTCCTTTACGCTCAGCGGCTCCACGCTCGCCGGTATCCGATAGTGCAGATTGGTCCATGTGACCAGTATTTCCCCGGTTTCAGAGTCCTGCGTCGTGGATCTGGACTGGATCGTGATCCTTTGGCGGAACTTACCGGCGTCCATTAACGCAATGCCGGGTCGCGCAGGGGGTACAGTAGAGCAACCACCGGGGCTGGAAGATAACCATGCCCCATACCGCCATCCTGTTTGGCTTCGCGGTTTTTGAACCACTCTGCTATCAGGATCAGGACGGCGACCCGAACCTCAAACCGTACGGTCTTGGGGGTGTTGCTGTCGTAGTCAACTTCTGGCCAGCCGTCACTGTCTAATATGGGGTCATCATCTTCATCGCGCTCTGGCTCATAGACTGAGGCGGTTTTCATGTAGTTCTTGACCGCGCCCGATGCCGCCTGGATCAACATCATGATGTAGGTGTCGTCGTCGTCAAAATCCACACGCAGATGCTGTTTTGCTTCCGTGAGGGAGACGTAGGACAGGGACATCAGTACTTTCTCCCGTCCGCCATAACCTGAGTGAGATCGCGACCGTTCTTGCCGTCAATGCCTTTCTCACCCTTGGGGCCGGGGTCGCCTTGCTTACCGTCGCGGCCTTTTTTGACCGCCAACCTCCAGCCGTCGTTGGTGCCCGGCCTGCCCTCGGGGTCATCCTTCTGCGCAATCCAGAACTGGCCGCCGTAGCTGGTGCCGTCGCCCATGCGATAGGATTTCTCTGGGTCATGAGTCCCTTTGTCGATCACAACAGGGAAATGCAGGACCGTATCCACAGATTTGCCAGTGGTTTTTGACACCTTGACCGTGACATCCCGGGGGTCATCGCCCTGGCTGACATCAAGATCAGGATAGCCGTCAACAACGCACTCCCACCCCCGAATTCCATCGGTCGTGGTGTGGGATCGCCATAGGCCGCCCATGTGCCTTGCGTAGGTTCCGCGCGGATAGACCTTATCCACATCAATGGATGGGATGATGTCAATGTCCAGCCCATCTCTACCGGGCGCGCCGTCCTTGCCGTCCACCCCATCTCTACCGTCTTTCCCGTGCTGAATCTCAATACCGGCGACGGTTTCGGCCACCATCCTCTGTATCAGCTCAGGATCTGCGTCTTTTCCGCCCCTTCCGTCAGCGCCATCTTTACCATCCACGCCGTGCTTGATCTCGATAGCGGACACGGCGGAATCGACCATCATCTGAATTTCTTCCGGGTCCGCGTCCTTGCCATCCTGCGGCTGCCTGACGGACTCCATTGCCTTAGCTACCGCAGCATCGACCATTGCCTGTACCCGCTCCAGTGAAACACTCTCGCCGTCCTTGGGGGTGGGCATCTGAGAAACCGCGAGCCTGACCCGGTCATCAACGATTTCGGCAAGCTCATCCTCTGGAATGGCCAGATTTTTGGCTATTTCCTCATAGTCCAGGGGTTCAATTTCAGGAATTTCAGGCGCCGGTGGCAATGCGGCGATCTGTTCGGCGATATACAACTTGATGTCGGTGCCGGCAGAATCGATTAGCTCTCGCGCCTTTTCCTCAACAGCATCCAGCGTCAGTGCCGCGCCTTTCGCTTCACCTATCTGTTTGCGGAGTTCGGCAATATCATCATGAGGGATGGCAATGTGTTTGGTGATTTCCTCAATGGTAAGTGGGTCGTCAGGCAAAGGGATGTCAGACACCAGTTCAACAAAATATGCCTTCATGTCTACAGAGTGAGAATCGATAATCTCACGGGCACCGGCAAGTAATTCCTCTTTCGTCAGTGCGATTTCTCTGAATGCTTTCAGTTCTGCCTTGACCTCATCGCGGACACCCTCAAGTCGACCATCAATATCCAGTTCCTTGCGGAACCGATCCAGCGCGGTAGACACATGATCCCTGACAACCGGAGCAATAGACTTAGCGAGTGCCGTCAAATCCTTAATATTCAACCTGCAACTCCTTTTCAAATAGCAGCGCCAACATCCGGGACTGATCCTCTATGTCGTCGTCGTCTTCAGGCTCAGGTTCGGGTTCTGGTGTCGGGGCAGGCAATGCCGGTGGCGCAACAACCGCAAGCGGGTTGGTGGCATCGCGCTGGGCCAGCGCCTCAAGGCTATAGTTCTGCTGCTGGAGGTAAACAGAGTCGCCACCCTCAAGCGGGGGCAGGTTAAGTTTCTTTCTGGCCTCATTCGGGGCCATAATGGAGCCCTTGACGCCCTCGCCTAGCGTGCGGGTCTTCCTCTCGGTGTCCATGCGGAACAGTGCATCAAGATCCAGCTGGGTTCTGTATCCATCCGGTACAGATAGTCCTTCATCAAGCGACAGTTCCATGTTCTCGATGTGGGTTTGCAGGCACTGGCTGTAGTAGTCTTGAGTGAGGGCATCGATGTTGTCGTGGGTCGGCATTGGGCCAACGCCAATCTTGTAGGCGGGGACGTGGAATGTTGAGCACACCACTTCAGCGGTCCATTTCAGCTGCTCAATTAACTGGGCATCCACGGACGACATGCGCATCGGTTCATATTTCAGGCCATCGCCAACAACAGCCACCCGGCCAGCTTTATCCCCGGTATAGTTTGCTTCCCAATAGGTTTTCAGCCTTTCAGCGGTCTCATTATCAATCGAACCGGGGGCGGTTAGAATGCCGCCAGGGTTTGCGCCGTTTGACCAAAACGATTTGGAATCATTCTGGATTGATAGGCCCTGAGACGCGGCCAGCCCGGATGCGAACAGAGGCGACACCCCCACCAGGGGATGATAAATACAGTTCATCCTGTCGTGGATAATCTCACTGGCCGGGACCGTGATGCTGTCCGCGTCAACCCTATTAAGGTGATCTTGACCCAACTGGTAAAATACCTCCCCATCAGGAGCAACAAGAGGCTTTACCCGGTGCGGGTCAAGCACGTACAGGGCAACTACATTACCCCTGTTATCTCGTTGCTTGAGTGCGTAGGTATTACCGGCTATTAGTTTTGATGTCGTCCACCACTCCTTGAATTGAATGTGGTTCTGATACCGATTGGGTTTTTTCAGGACCGATGTCACGCCATCAAGTTTTGAGTCAACCCAGATTCCATGACTGTCCTTGCGCATGGTGCCTATCGGTAGCTTTCCGATATCAGTTGATATCAGGGTGATGCAGGCGTACACGGCGTGAAAGGCAAGGACGGTATCGACGGACCACTCATCATTGCGCTGCCATGCACCGGAATATGGCTCACGAATCCAGGGCGTCCAGCCACCACGGTTATCCACGGGTGCGATGTGGTTTTTCTGCCGCGAAGCATTGGTGATCGCGGCGAAAAGATTAGCCATGCGCAATGCCCCGGAAAATCACAGTAGCGAACAACATTGA